TGTATGAGAACGGCCTGCGGATCAGCAAAAACGGCGATGAACTTACCCGCTATCCCGTCTGCAGAATGCCGTTTCGCAAACAATTGCTGTCACAACTGACTGCTGACGAACTGCGCCACCACGTCACCCGCAGCGAAAATGCGGAGTTACACGCGCTGGAAATGGATACCAACAACAGCTACGTCCAGAACCTGCTGCTCGCTGCTGAGAACTGCGCTGAGCTGAAGGCTTTTGATACCAAAGACCTGTGGCGATATACGAAGGCTATCCGCGAAGTTTTCAACATGGACAAGCGCCACGAGCTTTCCCTGGTTCTGCAGTTCACCAAGACGTGGGCAGCGACTCCATATATCGACCGGGGGATCCTGGCGCGCGAATGGGCGGCGGGAAATCGCATCCAGGCGGTTCAGCGCACTGACGCTGGCACGAATGCCGACGGTGGTTATTCCACTGACCGCGGTGAAGGCGCGCATCACACTCTGGATACCCTCGATCTGGAGATCGCCTGCGCCCTGCTGCCGATGGACTTCAACCACCTGGAAATACCGGGCAGCATCCAACGTCGCGCCAAAGAGGTTGTGACGAAGAAAGAGGAGCCGTGGAAATCATGGAGCGCCATCCTGCGCAAACAGCCCGGCGTTCTGGCGGTAAACCGCACGGCCATCTTCAACCTGGTGCGCGTGGCACCGGAAAATATTCACCTGAACCCGGTAGCGCACCTGGAGTTTGTTAACCGGACGATGACTGCTGAGTTTAATGCAGCTGTAGAGCTGTTGCCGCTACCGGAAGTCGCCCCTGCGACAGCGGAACCTGAAATTGATAGCCAATTTGTCGGTCGGCAGCTTGCCGCAGCTCGCGGCGAGTTTGTCGAGGGTATCAGCGACCCTGCGGATCCGAAGTGGGTTAAAGGAAACCAGACCGCCAGCAGCCAGCCACTGGTCGCCAGTCTCGGCGGCGGAGTGTTCTCCTTCGAAGGCCTGATGAACGAAAAACAACCACAAACAGATGACCGTTCATCGGTTAATGAGGAGACCACCAGCGATGTGCAGATGGAAGAGACTAACCCGGCGGAAGGAGAAGCTGGTAACGCGGTACCACCAGGCGAAGGCGCTGATGCAGCTGATCCGCAAACAGTTGCCCTGAATCCGGCCGAGGTGCTGGCCGCTGCCGCGCCGGAGCTGGCGATCGCGACGCAAATGGAGGTCGCGCCTGTAGTGCTTGAAGGTGAACTGATGCCGCAGGAGTCGACCCCGGAATACCCGGCTTACTTCGAACCGGGCCGCTATGAGGGCCTGCCGAACAACGTGTATCACGCAGCGAACGGGATCAGCTCCACCCAGGTGAAAGATGCCCGCGTCAGCCTGATGTATTTCAACGCGCGCCACGTCGCTAAGACGATCCCGCGTGAAGGTTCCAAAGTGCTGGATATGGGTAACCTGGTGCACGGCCTTGCGCTGCAGCCTGAAAACCTCGATGAAGAGTTCAGCGTGGAGCCGGTGATCCCGGAAGGGGCATTCACTACGGCGGCGACTATCCGCGCCTTTATCGACGAGCATAACGCTAGCCTGCCAGCCCTGCTGAGCGCTGACGATATCAAAGCGCTGCTGGAAGAACACAACGCCACCCTGCCCGCACAGGTGCCGATGGGCGGAAGCCTGGATGAAACAGCGCAGAGCTACATGACGCTGCCGGCCGAATATCAGCGTATCGAGGCAGACCAGAAGCAGACCGCTGCCGCAATGAAGGCCTGCATCAAAGAGTACAACGCCACCCTGCCCGCACAGGTGAAAACCAGCGGCAGCCGTGACGCCCTGCTCGAGCAGTTGGCAATCATCAACCCTGACCTGGTCGCACAGGAAGCGCAGAAACCTGCGCCGCTGAAAGTGTCCGGCACCAAAGCGGATCTGATTCAGGCAGTGAAGTCCGTTAACCCGGATGCCGTGTTCGCTGACGAACTGCTGGATGCGTGGCGTGAGAACCCGGTCAACAAAATCCTGGTCACCCACCAACAGATGGAAACGGCGCTGGCCATTCAGAAAGCCCTGCACTCGCACCCGACCGCCGGGAAGCTGTTGCTGCACCCTGATCGCGCTGTTGAAACGAGCTACTTCGGTATCGACGAAGAGACTGGGCTGGAAATCCGCGTTCGCCCGGATCTGGAAATCGACATCGAGGCTGTGCGTATCGGGGCCGACCTGAAAACCATCAGCATGTGGAACGTGAAGCAGTCCGGCCTGCGCGCCCGGCTACATCGGGAAATCATCGACCGCGATTATCACCTCAGCGCGGCCATGTACATGAACACCGCAGCGCTGGACCAGTTCTTCTGGATTTTCGTCAACAAAGACCCTGGCTACCACTGGATCGCCATCGTTGAGGCCAGCGAAGAACTGATTGAGCTGGGGATGCTGGAGTATCGCCAGACGATGAACCGTATCGGTAACGCGTTCGACACTGGCGAGTGGCCAGCGCCGATCACCGACGACTACACCGACGAACTGAACGACTTCGACCTGCGCCGCCTTGAAGCGCTGCGCCTGGCTTAATGGAGAAGATGACTATGCAAAACACCAACGTAACCGTGGCTGACCAGACTCCGAACACCATTTCAGCCAGCAACGCCGTATTCAACGTGCAGGCTCTGGGTCAGCTGAGTTCCTTCGCTGAGCTGATGGCCCAATCTGCCGTCACTGTTCCCAAGCATCTGATGGGGAAACCAGCCGATTGCATGGCGATCGTCATGCAGGCTATGCAGTGGGGCATGAACCCTTACGCCGTCGCGCAGAAAACGCATCTGGTCAACGGTGTGCTGGGCTACGAAGCACAGCTGGTGAATGCCGTGATTTCCAGCTCCAGCGCCATCGTCGGCCGCTTCCATTACGACTACGGCGGTGACTGGGAAAGGATTGCCGGAGCAAAAGGCGATCGCAATGAGCTGGGCCTGTTTATCCGCGTTGGCGCGGTGCTTCGCGGCGAAACCGATATTACCTGGGGTGAGAACATCTACCTGGCTGATATCACCACCCGTAACTCCCCACTGTGGAAAACGGCACCCAAGCAGCAGATCGCCTATCTCGCGGTGAAGTACTGGGCGCGCCTCTATTGCCCTGAGGTCATTCTCGGCGTTTACAGCCCGGATGAAGTTGAACCACGCACCGAGAAGGAGATCAACCCGGCGCCACAGCGCGTAAGCCTGGCCGATATCTCTGGTGACAACGTAACAACCACCCATAGCGCACAGGAATCGGCCGCCAATATCGATGGCCTGGCCGATGATTTCCGGGATCGCATTGAGTCCGCTCAGGATGTGGATAACGCCAAAGCCCTGCGTGCAGACATTGAAAGCGCCAAGGCAACTCTGGGCTCCACCCTGTTCACTGAGCTGAAAAACAAAGCGGTGAAGCGCTATTACCTGGTGGATGCACGCAACAAAGTCGAGGCGGCGATCAACTCCCTGCCGAACCCGGGCGAGCCGGGCGCTACTGAGCAGTTCGCGGAAGCTGAGCGCGTGCTGGCGGCGGCGAAACGACATATGGGCGAAGAGCTGCACGATCAGTTCAGCATCACCCTGGCGGATATGAAACCGGAATACGTGGCCTAAGGGAGGCGGGGGGGTTCGCCCTCCCGGTAACGACATGAGCAAATTCACAAAAGAGCAGTTGGTTGAGTACGTAAAGGGATGTATCGAGCACGCCGAGCGGTTTCCGGGCCTCGAGATAGCCGACAAAGAAAAGGCGATATTTGAAATCGCACTGTCAGCGCTGACGGCTGAGCCGGTCGCTTGGGACTACGAATGGGCGTCATGCATTACCTGCGAAGGGCCGCAGAACTTTAAGCGCGTCATTGAGCGCGAAGCCCCTCCTGAATGGTCCGTTGATGAAGGTCAGGCCAAGAATATCATCCCCCTATATCGCTGCGCCCAACCAGCGTTGGTAGAACTGCATGATCGGAAGCCATTCGAGTCATGGTATGGCGCGACATGCGGGCTGTCAGGTTCTGACCTGGAATCAGAATTCAACCTCGATGACGCTGGTGAATATATCTATTCCGGGGCCGCTGATGCCTGGAAGGCGTGGAAAGCGAGCCGTTCGGCACTGCTTAAAGGCGAAGAGATTCAGAACGAGCTGGGGGCCTGGAATGACTGAGCGCGGAATGATTTTCAACGAGTACCAGGTGCGCGCCCTGCTTGATGGCAGCATGACGCAGGTTCGGCGGGTGATGAAGGTCCAGCCAGGAACACCTGAGTTTGGCATACGACGCATTATTGAGTCGTCCATTACCAATGAGATCGGAATGTATTTCTGGTCTCAGGACGACGCATGCGGAGTGAAAACACGCTCTAAACCGTTCGCATGCCCGTTCGGTGCTGTAGGCGATCGCCTATACGTCAGAGAATCGTTTTCACGTCTCGACTCATTTAACTTTTTCAACCCAGCGGTGCCGCGTGAAGTCCCGGATTTCTGGTATTGGGCGGATGGTGAGCCAGCATGGGGTGACTGGACGCGGCCACAATCCGGCGCAGTAATGCCCCGGGACGCAAGCCGCATAACCCTGGAGGTCACCGGCATTCGCGTCGAACGCCTTCAGACCGCTGATGAATCGGCCCTCCTGGATAACCTTGGCGACATGCTCGAGGACTGCGATTCCGTTGCGGGGCGCGCCTTTAACCATGCAGAGCATTATGCGATCGCTGGCGTCCCGGTGGGCATATGCCCAGAAATGCACGGCTTTAAAGCGTGGTGGGATAGGACCAATGGTTACGGGAGTTTCGATTCTAATCCGTGGGTCTGGGTGATTGAGTTTAAGCGTATCGAAGGAGCCGACCATGAAACTGATTAACCGCAGCAAGCAATCCCCTCTGGCGCGCCAGGCATGCGAGCTCGCGCTGGCGGCCCATCAGGAACGTTACGGCGATTACGGTCGCAGCCGGATGAAAGAGACGTACACGGTGCGAGTGGAGGGGGTGAAGGTCTGGGTGGAGGTGGTCAACCGGAAGGCGAGCTACGTAGCCACAGCGATGACCGGCATGCGCCGCCTGCGATCCCTTCCAGGTCAGGCGGCCTGATATTGAAATATCACGATGCCCCACCAGGGGCGTGGAGAATGAAATGGCAGAAGTAATTTACATGGTCGCGGATCCTGGTGAGTGGGTATCCGAAGCTCAGATTATGGCCCTTAAGGGCTTGAAAGAAGGGACATTAAAGAACGCCCGCAGGACGACCTTTCTCGAGGGGCGGGAGTATAAGCATGTTGCTGCAGACGGCAATCCGTTTGATAACAGCCCGTGCTTCTACAGCATCAAAGCTATCGATCGCTGGATAGAACGCCAAGCACCGGCCAGGCCGAGCCGTAAAACGGCTGCGAAATAGAGCGGCAAAGCTGCTTAAATACTCTGACCACTAACCAGACGAGGAATCGTTATGAAATACCCAACAGGTGTAGAAAACCACGGCGGCACGCTGCGGCTGTGGTTTATCTACAGAGGGGTCAGAGTGCGTGAAAGCCTGGGGGTGCCCGACACCCCCAAAAACAGGAAGGTAGCCGGCGAACTGAGGACATCGATCTGCTACGCAATCAAAACCGGTAATTTCAGCTATCCCGCGCAGTTCCCCGACTCCCCTAACCTCGCAAAATTCGGCGAAGTCAGCCAGGAGATCACGATTGGCGGGCTGTGTGCGAAGTGGCTGGACCTTAAAGAAATGGAGGTAGCTGAATCTTCACTGAACACCTACAGAAGGGTTACGTCGAATGTGATGGCAATTATCGGCGCGGGGGCGCTGCTGTCATCCATATCGAAAGAGAAAATTCTTGAGGTGCGCAAAGAGCTGCTGACAGGCTATCACGTAATGAAGAAGGGGCACCGGAGCGCGAAGAAGGGGCGATCGGCAGTGACGGTCAATAACTATATGACCGTTATGTTCGGGCTGTTCCAGTTTGCTGTTGAAAATGGGTATTTATCCCTGTCGCCTATGACAGGTGTCTCGCCCCTACGCGAATCGAGACCCGACCCGGATCCGATTACCCGAGACGAGTTCCCGCGGCTGATTGACGCATGCCATCACCAGCAGAGTAAAAACCTGTGGGCGATTGCCGTTTACACAGGCCTGCGCCCGGGTGAGCTTTGCGGCTTAGCCTGGGAAGATATCGACCTGAAGAAAGGAACGCTGACAGTCAGAAGGAGCCTTACGCAAAAAGGCAAATTCACGCTGCCAAAAACAAACGCCGGTACCAACAGGGTCGTTCACCTGATCAGCCCCGCCCTGGACGCGCTGAAAAGCCAGGCAGAGATGACCCGCCTCGCCCAGGAAAACAGCGTACCCGTTCAGCTCCGGGAATACGGAAAGAAAGAGCACCAGAAATGCACTTTCGTTTTCCTCCCTGCGCTGACGTCCAGAACCAGGTGGTTCGGAAATCACTATTCCATTAACTCCATCGGTCAGACGTGGGACGTGGCAATGAAGCGCGCCGGGTTGCGACACAGGAAGTCGTATCAGTCGAGGCACACCTATGCGTGCTGGTCACTCACCGCCGGGGCCAACCCGAACTTCATCGCCAACCAGATGGGACACGCAGATGCTCAGATGGTTTTTCAGGTTTACGGTAAGTGGATGGAGGAAAATAACGTCGAGCAGATAGCGATGCTGAGTTCGAAATTGAGCGAGTTTGCCCCATCCATGCCCCACAGCAATAAAGAAGTCGCTTAATACTTCTATTTATCAAGTGCATACACCCTATAACACTGAAAATCCATAAATTCTAACGCGGTGCCAAGCCACCCCGATACGGCGGCTTTGACCAGGTCAGATGTGCTTCTTTCATGTTGTACTTGAGTCATATTGGCTATCTCAACAGGGTAAGATGCGTACCGCTAAACCGCATTCATTGTTATTAAGAGAACGTCAGTAACACCTTGCAGCATTGCCGCTGGTCTTTTTCAAACAGTTCAATTGCGTCTTTAACTTCTTTATAATTAAAGGTATGGGTAATGAGTTTGTCCGGGTCGATCAGCCCTTTTTCCAGCCAGTCGATCACCACCGGGAATTTATTGGCATTCAGGCGTGACGAGAAAATCGACAGCTCTTTGCCGGTGATGCCCTGCTGCACGATCTGGCTCGGTTCGCTGGAGAAGCCCATCAGCACAATGCGTGCGCCCGGGGACGCCAGGGTAATCGCCTCCTGCAGAATGGACGGATGGCAGGCTGCATCGACGATCAGCGTCGGCTTAATGCCCTTCTCATCCAGCACCGCCTGCAGAGACTGGTTGCCATTGTTGATTACCCAGTCCGCGCCGCTGCGCTGGGCCATCGCCAGACGCTCTTCGATGCGGTCGACCACAATCACCTGCTTGACCTTATAAACGCCTTTCAGCGCCTGCACCGTCACCAGCCCCATCGGGCCCGCACCGTAAACGAGGGCGACGTCCTGCTCGGTCGGGTTAACGTGTCCGGTGACGTTGGCGGCAATGGTGAAGGGCTCGACCATCACCGCGTGTTTGTCGCTGATGGCATCCGGAATGACTTTCGCATTTTTAGCCGGGACCGCAGCGTATTCGCTGAAGCCGCCGTCACGGTGCACGCCCAGCACCACCAGCGAGGCGCAGACGTTCGGTTTACCCACTGAGCACTGATAGCAATGGCCGCAGCTGATCACCGGATCTACCGAAACGCGCTGGCCCAGACGGGCGCTATCCACGCCCTCGCCGACCGCATCGATCACGCCAAAGAACTCATGGCCGATCACCCGTGGGTATTTGGCAAACGGGTTGTGCCCGCGATAAATGTGGCTGTCGGAGCCGCAAATCCCGGCCAGTTTGACTTTGACACGTACCTCGCCCGCAGCGGGCGCTGGCAGCGGGCGATCTTCGATCACCAGCGTATTCGGTTGTTGAACAACGATACTTTTCATTTTCTGCTCCTTTACCAGTTCCACAGGGTGCCGTCTTCCAGACGGGCCACCGGCAGATACGCAGGGTCGTAGGGATATTTCGCGGCCAGTTTTTCATCAAACTCGATGCCCAGCCCTGGCTTATCGCCCGGGTGCATGTAGCCGTCTTCGAAGGTCCAGTTGGTGTGGAAGACTTCCAGCATCTGCTCGGAATAGCCCATGTACTCCTGCACGCCAAAGTTCGGTACCCACAGGTCGAAGTGCAGCGCGGCCGCGTGGCAAATCGGGGAGAGATCCGACGGACCGTGAGAGCCGGTACGCACCTGATACAGCGAGGCGAAGTCAGCAATCCGACGCATTCCGGTGATCCCGCCCGCATGGGTGATGGTGGTGCGGATGTAGTCGATCAGCTGCTCTTCAATCAGCTGTTTGCAATCCCAGATGCTGTTGAACACTTCCCCTACCGCAATCGGCGTTACCGTGTGCTGACGGATCAGACGGAAGCACTCCTGGTTTTCTGCCGGGGTTGGGTCTTCCATCCAGAACATGCGGAACTGCTCGATGCTCTTGCCGAAGCGCGCGGCTTCAATCGGCGTCAGGCGGTGGTGCATGTCATGCAGGAGATGTTCATTAAAGCCATACTTGTTACGCACGGCGTCAAATAATTTCGGGGTAAAATCAAGGTACTTTTCGGTTGACCACAGCTGTTCATCCGGCCAGTTGCCTTTGGTTGCAGGTTCGTACGCCAGCCCTTTCCCTTTAGACATGCCGTAGGTGGTTTTCATTCCCGGCACGCCGCACTGAACGCGGATCGCCTTGAATCCCATCTCTTTATGACGGGCGTAATCTTCCAGCACGTCGTCGATGGTGTGGCCGGTGGTGTGGCAGTAAACCATCACCCCTTCACGGGATGCGCCACCCAGCAGCTGGTACAGCGGCATATTGGCGGCTTTGGCTTTGATATCCCACAGCGCCATGTCGATGGCGGAGATCGCCGACATGGTGACCGGGCCACGGCGCCAGTACGCGCCTTTATAGAAGAACTGCCAGATGTCTTCGATACGGTGGGCATCTCGGCCAATCAGCTGCGGGCAGAGATGATCTTTCAGATACGAGGCCACAGACAGTTCGCGGCCGTTTAAGGTGGCATCACCCAGGCCGACAATTCCCTCGTCGGTGGTGATTTTCAGTGTGACAAAGTTGCGCCCTGGACAGGTTACAAAAACTTCAGCCCCTACAATTTTCATTTTCCGGTTCCTTACATCTTTTGTTGTGATGCAGGAAACTTACGCAATTACCCTACTACCATACAAGTATGATGATCAAAAAATCTATGCCGGATCACAGAATGAGGCGCTCACGCGCGCCCCCAACCTGCCACGATGATCAGCATCCCGCACAGCGCTATCGCCGCGCCGGCCCAGTCGTACAGGCTTAATTTTACCCCATCGACCACGCGCAACCACAGCAGCGCCGTGCAGACGTATACCCCGCCGTACGCGGCATAGACGCGGCCGCTCGCCGCCGGATGCAGGGTTAACAGCCAGACAAACAGGGACAGCGCCACCCCGGCCGGTACCAGCAGCAGGACGGATGCCCCCTTCTTGAGCCACAGCCACGGCAGAAAGCAGCCCAGGATTTCGCACAGCGCGGTGGCAAAAAACAGCAGAGTCGTTTTAAGCATATTTAACATTGAGTGAGGATCGGTTCAGGTATGATACCCCAATCTGTTCGAAACATTTCCCTGGCGCGTCTGCGGATATGCCTGACAAACGGAATGGAGTAGAATCGGCGACAGGTCATTTATTTGTCCTCCACTCAAAAAGGAGATTGTTATGAGTACACTGCGCACCCGCCTGTGCCTGGCGGCGATGCTGACGCTGGGAAGCATGGTCATTACCGCCCCGGTACTGGCGAATACCAGCAAACTGGTGATTGAGTCCGGCGATAGCGCCCAGAGCCGTCAGAGCGCGGCCATGGAAAAAGAGCAATGGAATGACACCCGCAGTCTGCGCAATAAGGTGAATACCCGCGTGGAGAAAGAGTGGGATAAAGACGATGTGGCGTTTGATGTCCGCGATAAGTGCCAGCAAAGCGCGAACGTCAACGCCTACTGGGAACCTAACACCCTGCGCTGTCTCGATCGCCGCACGGGCCGCACGGTTGCTCCCTGATCGTCGCTAACGCTGACCGCGCAGCACGCTGCGCGGTTGTTAGTAGTATTCGATACTGTTTTCGATGGTGTACTTCCGCTCCACCACGGGCTTCACGCTCTCATCCACGATCAGTAGCTCGCACTTCACCGGGTTGTCATGACTGTCGTAATCACAGGTCTGTTTCACACTGCCCAGCGGTTTTTCATTCAGCACGCTGACGGCGGTGTAATCCATACGTTTGCGCTTATCGACCGACGGCGTGGCCGCAATCGACAGATGCTGATCGCCTAAGACGCTGGTTTTGCCCAGCGGGTAGCCGTCAACATCGTAGCGGTAGCTCACCTGCATATTTTTGCCGCGGGCGCTGACGATAAAACCGTTGTCATCGGTATCCCACGAAATGCCCGATGCGGCCAGCTCCGCCAGCTGGCATTTGCCCTGCAGGCGCAGCTTTTTCTGCCGGGTTTCGGCATCCAGATAGTAGTTGGCGTCCAGCACCAGGGCGATGCCGGAATTCGACTCCAGATCATGTAACTCAAGGCTATCGAAGCAGCCTTCGGTCGACAGGCTTCCGCTGACGCGCTTCGCCACGTCCCCTTTCTCGTTAAACAGGGTCTGGCTAAAGTCCTTCACCGGCCCGCGCAGGGGATCAAAATCGAACTCATTGGAAAAGCTCGCCATTTCTGGCGTAAACGACAGCGGCGCAGTGGTGTTGTCACACCCCGCCAGCAGACCTGCCAGGATAACAATGACGGCGTGTTTATTCACATGGCTTACCGAAAGAGGAAGATAATTCTCAATCATATTAGCAAATACAGTCCTTTATATTAACCCTGCTAAAATTATAGTCACACACAGTCGTAAGGAGGCAGAGATGAAAAGGTTACCCTGGATTACTGCACTTTTGCTGGCGGGCATTGCCCCTGCCGCGCTGGCGGCACCGGATACCTGCGAGCGGATCAAAAGCGATATTCAGCAGCGGATCATCAACAACGGCGTGCCGGAATCCGGCTTTACGCTGAACATTGTGCCGAACGATCAGGCCGATCAACCCGACGCCCAGGTGGTAGGCCACTGCGCCAATGACACCTTTAAAATCCTCTATACCCGCACCAGCAGCGGCAACTATCCGGTCAGCGGTGCGGCCTCGCAGGGTAAGCCGCCAACCGAACCGCAGTGAATTTTATCCCCCGTCATCGCGGGGGAATGCCCTTTGCCTTGATATAAATTAATATTATCTACTTCTTTATAGGTAAAACTCGCTCTCCATTAGCCTGCTTTTAATCACGGCTAAAACGTGTTCACCAACGATGAACGTAATGGAGTGAGTCATGTCAGAAAATGAACATAGCGGCGGGATCAGCCGCCGGGCCCTTGTTAAATCTACCGCCATCGGTTCGCTTGCGCTGGCCGCAGGCGGTTTGTCACTGCCCTTTGGATTACGTCCTGCCGCCGCTGCACTGCAAAAATCCCTGCAACCCGCCGCCGATAAAGTGGTCTGGGGGGCCTGCTCGGTCAACTGCGGCAGCCGCTGCGCCCTGCGTCTGCACGTGCGCGACGATGAAGTGTACTGGGTCGAGACGGACAATACCGGGGACGATATCTACGGTAATCATCAGGTTCGCGCCTGCCTGCGCGGGCGTTCCATTCGCCGCCGCATCAACCATCCCGACCGGCTGAACTACCCGATGAAACGAGTAGGTAAACGCGGCGAAGGCAAATTTGCCCGCATCAGCTGGGATGAAGCCTTAGACACCCTGGCCACCAGCCTGAAAGGCGTGGTCGAAAAATACGGTAACGAAGCGGTCTACATTAACTACTCCTCCGGCATCGTCGGCGGCAATATTACCCGCTCCTCGCCGTATGCCTCACTGGTGGCGCGGCTGATGAACTGCTACGGCGGCTTCCTTAGCCATTACGGCACCTACAGCACCGCGCAAATCGCCTGCGCCATGCCCTACACCTACGGCAGCAACGACGGTAACAGCACCTCCGATATCGAAAACAGCAAGCTGGTGGTGATGTTCGGCAATAACCCGGCGGAAACGCGCATGAGCGGCGGGGGGATAACCTACTATCTGGAACAGGCCCGGGAGCGCTCGAACGCGCGGATGATCGTTATCGATCCGCGCTATACCGATACCGCCGCCGGACGCGAGGATGAGTGGATCCCCATCCGTCCCGGCACCGACGCCGCGCTGGTGGCGGGCATCGCGTGGGTGTTGATCGCGGAGAATCTGGTCGATCAACCGTTCCTCGATAAATACTGCGTCGGCTATGACGAAACCACCCTGCCGGAAGGCGCCCCGGCCAACGGCCATTACAAGGCCTACATTCAGGGTCACGGCGACGACGCCACGGCCAAAACGCCGGAGTGGGCATCCCGCGTGACCGGCATCCCGGCCGATCGCATCATCAAGCTGGCGCGGGAAATCGGCACAGCCAAACCGGCCTATATCTGCCAGGGCTGGGGCCCGCAGCGTCAGGCCAACGGCGAGCTAACCTCACGCGCCATCGCCATGCTGCCGATCCTTACCGGCAACGTCGGGATTAACGGCGGCAACAGCGGCGCACGCGAATCGACGTATACCATCACCATCGAACGCATGCCCCTGCCGGATAACCCGGTCAAAACGCAGATCTCCTGCTTTAGCTGGACCGACGCTATCGCTCGCGGGCCAGAGATGACCGCCACCCGCGACGGCGTGCGCGGCAAAGAGAAGCTCAACGTGCCGATCAAGTTCATCTGGAACTATGCAGGCAACACCATCATTAATCAGCACTCGGACATCAACAAAACCCACGACATTCTGCAGGACGAGAGCCAGTGCGAAATGATCGTGGTGATCGACAACTTCATGACCTCGTCAGCGAAGTATGCCGATCTGCTGCTGCCCGATTTAATGACCGTCGAACAGGAAGACATCATTCCTAACGATTACGCGGGCAACATGGGTTACCTGATCTTCCTCCAGCCGGTGACCGCACCCAAGTTTGAACGCAAGCCTATCTACTGGATCATGAGCGAGCTGGCTAAACGCCTCGGGCCGAACATTCACCAGCAGTTCACCGAAGGCCGCACTCAGGAACAGTGGCTGCAGTATCTGTACGCCAAAATGGTGGCCAAAGATCCGCTGCTTCCTTCTTACGATGCGCTCAAAGAGATGGGCATTTATAAACGCAAAGATCCGAACGGACATTTTGTTGCCTATAAAAAATTCCGCGATGACCCGCAGGCCCATCCGCTGAAAACCCCGTCCGGCAAAATCGAGATTTACTCGAGCCGCCTCGCAGATATTGCGGGTAAGTGGGAGCTGGAGAAGGACGAAACCATCAGCCCGCTGCCGGTGTATGCCTCCACCTTTGATGGCTGGGACGCACCCGACCGCAGCCAGTTCCCGCTGCAGCTGTTCGGCTTTCACTACAAGGCCCGCACCCACTCCAGCTACGGCAACGTGGATGTGCTGCAGGCCGCCTGCCGTCAGGAAGTGTGGCTCAACCCGGTGGATGCCGCCTCGCGCGGGATCAAAAACGGCGACATGGTGCGGGTGTTCAACGCCCGCGGCGAGCTGCGCATTGCGGCGAAAGTGACCCCGCGCATCATGCCGGGCGTCAGCGCCATGGGCCAGGGGGCGTGGCACACGGCGGACATGACCGGCGACCGCGTCGATCATGGTTCCTGTATCAATACCCTGACCACGCACCGTCCTTCCCCGCTGGCGAAGGGCAACCCACAGCACACCAATCTGGTGCAAATCGAGAAGGCATAAGGAGTAGCCGATGACCACTCAGTATGGATTTTTTATTGATTCCAGCCGCTGCACCGGGTGTAAAACCTGCGAGCTGGCGTGCAAGGATTACAAAGACCTGACCCCCGACGTCAGCTTCCGCCGCATCTACGAGTACGCGGGCGGCGACTGGCAGGAGGATAACGGCGTCTGGCATCAGAACGTTTTTGCCTACTACCTGTCGATTGCCTGCAACCACTGCGAAGACCCGGCCTGCACCAAAGTCTGCCCCAGCGGGGCGATGCACAAGCGCGACGACGGTTTTGTGGTGGTCAACGAAG